TTCAGGTGGATTATGGCGCGACACAACGGCTGCTCTTTTGGTTAGTGACACGGCTTCCATGTTAGCCAACTACGCAACCAAAGAATACGCAGATACAACGGGAAGGTTATATGCAAGACAAGATTTTACAAATGCTTCATCCTCAACTTTGACATGGACACAAAGCGACACGTTGATTCCTGGGGGAGTTAATGTTGTTCAAGTTTACCGTAATGGACAAATTTTATTGCCTTCGCAATACACGATACCAACGTCAACAAGCGTGGTTATTGCAGCTTCATCATTCAAAGTCAATGATAATTATACGGTTATTTTTCCTCGTGGTGGCGGTGCAGGAAGTGGTGGAGGATCGGGAAGTTTAACATCAATTTCAGGCGGCACGGGAATCATTGTTTCGCCAAATCCGATAACAACGACTGGCACGGTTTCGGCTGACCTCAGCGTTTTAATGGAATTGACAGATACATCATTATTGAACCTTACATCAAGATTCAACGCAAAGCAAAATACCTTGGTATCTGGTACAAATATCAAGACAGTAAATTCAAATAGCTTATTAGGCTCAGGAAATATAAGCGTTGGAACATTGGTTGGAACGGATACCGTTTCATTGTCCAACAGAATAAATACAAAGTTAAATTCAGCCGATACGGCTTCATTATCCAACCGAATTAATCTTAAATTAAATGCAACTGACACGGCTTCCCTTTCCAATAGAATAGATGCTAAAGGCACTGGCACGGTTACAAGTGTTGCCACGGGCTACGGGCTGAGCGGTGGAACAATTACCGCGACGGGTACTTTGTTACTTGATTCAGCCGTGGTATTTTCAAGAATAAGAGATTCTATTGTTGACGTTGCTATTGGGAATGATACCATTAAGATTTTAAAACAGGAATACGCACCCGCTACAACCAGCGTTTTAACATGGACAATTACGCCCAAATTTCCCATTCAATCAAAGGCATTTATTTTAGTGTTCAGGAATGGTCAGTTGCTTATCAATGACCAATATAATTTGACGGATACGAATAAAATTACCATTGTTTCCAACTCCTTCAAAGTAGGTGCTAATTACACGGTGGTCACGGTTTCGGGTATTGGTTCGGTTGGCACGGGCGTGTTTCCAAATCCCGTTTATCCTGAGGCAGGAATCGCGGTAAGCACAGGCAGCGCGTGGGCTTCAAGCATTGCAAATAATTCGAGCAATTGGAACGTTGCGTTCAATGACAAAATAACCAACGCTCAATTTACGGGAACAACGACAAAGACGTTAACTTTGACCCAATATGACGGGGGAACATTTGCGCCAACGTTTACCGATTTGCAAGGGGTAACAGGTGTCACGGCAGGAACAGGGTTAACGGGTGGAACGATAACAACCACGGGTACAGTGGCAGTTGATTTTACCACAGTTGCACCATTGGCAAGTCCTACGTTCACGGGAACGGTTTCGGGGATAACGAAAAGTATGGTTGGATTGGGTAATGTGGATAATACTTCGGATGCAAATAAACCAATATCAACGGCAACACAAACGGCGTTAAATCTTAAATTTAATACCGCTGATACCTCTCAATTAAATCTTACTTCCAGATTTGCGGCTAAATTAAATTATACTGATACCTCGTTTTTATTTACTCAATCCGACACATCTCAATTAAACCTTACTTCAAGATTTGCGGCAAAGCAAAACACACTAAGCGGCACGGGCTTTGTCAAAGCAAGCGGCACAACGATAAGCTATGATAATTCAAGTTACCTTCGCACGGGGCTCGCAGATTCAACTTATTTAAAATTGACAGGGGGAACATTGACGGGAGGATTGACGGGGACAAGTATAAATTTAAGTTCAACTATTAATTCAATAGGAGACATATTTTTTGGTTCAAATTCATCTTATTCTGGATTAAAAACACGATATTTTAAAACAACTGATGTATCTCCAAATAGAGATTTATTCATTGGTAGCGTTGGAACACTTGGAACGTGGGCTGGAAGAATGCACTTTCAAACATCTTATAATACGGAAAATCCAACAACTGCTATGACGATAAATGAATTTGGCAATATAAATATGAACGGCACCCTCGGTGTGACAGGCGCAGCAACTCTTGGCTCAACCTTGGCGGTGACGGGCAATATCACCGAAGATGGAAACAATGTTTTAACGAGTGCAGATACAACTTCAATGCTTTTGCCTTATTTAAGAAAGGTTGACACGGCTTCGTTATCAAGTCGTATTGATTCAAAATTCAATAGTTCAGGCGGCACAATTTCAGGCGCGGTGACATTGTCCACAACCAACACGGCAACGCCTTCAACCTTACTTGGGAAAAGCACGGGCGACGTGGTGAGCACGGTTACAACGGTGGCTCAAACGGGGTTAATGACACGGGGCTTAGAAAGCGATCGTTCAACCATTTCAGGAAGTGAATTAATAAGTGTAACGCATAATTTAGTAAGTGAGCCAACCTCTGTTTTACTTACTGTATTTGGAAGCACATCATACATTTTACAAGTGGCAAGTAAAAATTCAAATACATTTACCGTGCAAGTAAAAAATTACGACGGCACTCCAGCAATAAACGCAACCTTGGTATCATTCTCATGGCTTGCCATAAAATAAAAAAAACATAAACATGAAACAATTCCTTTTCCTCCTCCTTTTCCCTTGTCTTGCCATGGCACAGTACCAAGGCAACGGAAACCAAAAGATAACGCTTGGCGAACAAACGACGGCAGACGGGCTGGTGTATAGAGGCTTGGCGGCTGATACCACGCGGAAGCCCTCCGTGGATACCATGGCGTATATTTTGCTTGATACAAATACCAATATCATTTGGCAATATAAAAAAGCGGTAGACAACGCTTGGACACGGGTAGGCGGTTCGATTTCATCAGGAGTTACAGGCGTGTTGCCTGTGGCAAATGGGGGCACGAATACAAGCACGGCTTTTACGGCTGGTTCTGTTGTTTTTGCAGGGGCAAGTGGGACGTATACGCAAGATAATAGTGGTTTGTTTTATAGTGCAACAAACAATAGGTTGGGCATAGGTACGGCATCTCCTCTTTACGCTTTAGATGTTATAGAGGATGATGAAGCTTCTCAAACAAATACATATGCAATAGCAAGATTTACAGGTTCAAATATCACAGCAAATGATTTAAATATTATTGGTCCATCTGGAAGTCAAGTAAGATTAAATTTTGGAAGAGTTGGGCGTGGTCAAGACGGAGAAATGGGTTATAATAATAATACAAGGGCTTTTCGATTAGTTACTGGAGGAAATGCAGCTGTTTATTTTGACTCTTTGCAAAGAACTGGATTTAACGTTTCTGGACCTACAGCCATTGTTCACATTGCTGCAGGCACAACAACTAAACCATTATTAAGATTTAACACTGGCTCATTAATGACAACGCCAGACGCAGGAGCTTTTGAATTTAACGGAAATTTACTTTATTTTACACCCTCTACAACGAGGCATAGAATTTATCATGGCGTTGTAAACACGGCTGTAACACTTGATTTTCCCTCAACTAACGCACAAACATCTTCAGATTTAACCGTTACTGTTACAGGCGCACTATTATCAGATGTTGTATCATTAGGCGTTCCCAATGGGGCTGTAAATGCAAATAGTAATTTTAGTGCATGGGTTTCAGATACAAATATAGTAACCGTTAGATTTAACAACTATTCATCTGCGTCTATAAATCCGATATCTGGAGTATTTAAAGTATTCGTAACAAAATAAATTAATCATAATGAAAAGAATTATTTATTTCATAGCCTTGTTTTACTCCACTTTTACAATGGCTCAAAATCAAGTTTTTGATACGGCATACGTTTTGCCGTTAAACGGAAAATTTTACCTTGTAAATAGAATCGAATACAATGATGATTCGTATTATGAAAAAATGTCAATGATTGGGGACACGGCTCAATTTTACTTGTCAGCTTTGCAGAAATTTGAATCAACTGCAAATAGCTTTGCCAACCTTGTGAATGGCTCGTATTTTTATGGCAAAGAAACAACGGGAGCGATAAGAGAAAATGCGGGTATTATTGCCATAACTGGCAAAAGTCCAATAGATACATTAGGAGTGCAAACATTTGAATTTATTTCAGATAATAAATTTCGATGGGTAATAAATAACACCCCTATTATTTTCTCTATTACGGCAAACAAAGTATTAAGATACACCGTGGAGGGATCTACGATTAAAACTATGTTTGGGTTTGGAAGGAATATGATACGACTTACAAGTTATCCAACAACGGGCAGCTTTCTTGATTTGTATTGGGACGAGGGAAGAAAATTATACGTTTCACAGGATGGAAAAATAAACCTCCGAAGAATATCTGCAACCCGATGAAAACAACGTTAATCAACTTTTTGCATCTTGGATGGGAGAAAATAACATACGCGATTTGTTGCGGCTGGATATTTTCCTTCTTCATTCCGATTAAAGGATTCTTGATTTTTACGGTTTTCGTGGTTTTTGCGGACATGGCTACGGGGATCCTGGCAGCAAAGAAGGAGCAGCAAAAGATAAATAGCAAAGGGCTTTACCGAACAATGGAAAAGATCGTTGTGTATTTTTGTGGCATCCTTATATTTGAGGGCGCAAGAAATACATTTAGCCTTCCATTCAACATTACCTACATGGCAGCGTTTTTAATTGCAACGGTGGAGCTTTATTCTATTTCAGAAAATATTAAACGCATTACGGGTGTAAACCTTGGCGTTTTAATCACACGTTTTTTTAATCGTTAAAATAAATAATCATGCAGACTAATTTAAAAGAAGCCTTAAAATCGGCTGATACAGTTAAAAGTCCACTTGGCGACATCGCTTGTTATTCGATGAACTTTGCGGAGCTTGCTTCGGAGATAAACGTTTATTTAGAAGGCAACAAAGTGAAATTCACGTGGCGCGAATACGTCCAACTTGCCCAAATAATTTGGGACAAGATTAAGGAGACATCGAAAGAATGTGCTGGGAAGGAAATTGAGGTAAAATTGCCTGTAAAGTTATCATTAATTAGTGCGGCTTTCGCATTAATTGGATTCAAGTTATAGGCGCAGCAGGATTCGCTACCTTAGGCAGCCGAGGGGCGGTGTATTGATTTACATCGCCCTTAAAAATATAAAAATATGAAAGCATCTAAATTTTGTGTTTTCCTTGACGCTGGTCATGGAGGCATTGACGCAAAGAAAAAATTACCATACAATTATACGACATACCCTTCAAAGTGCGCTCAGCATAACAACGCAAAGTTCCATGGATACGGGTGGTTCTTTGAGGGCGTGTTCAACCGTGACGTTGCGGCAAAGATTGAGCAGTATTTAATTGACTGGGGTTTTTCCGTTGTTCGCGTGTATGATCCTGTCTTAGATATTTCCTTGACAAAGCGCGTGGCGAAGGCAAACATCAACGCCAAAAATTACGAAGATTCGTTATACCTAAGCATCCACGGCAACGCGGCGGCTTCGCCCAATGCAAGGGGATTCGAGGTGTTCACGAGCAAGGGGAAAACAAGGTCTGATATTTACGCGGAATTTCTTTTTAACGAGGTTCAGGAGGCTTTCCCAAAATGGGTTTATCGCATGGATACCACGGACGGAGATAAGGACAAAGAAGAAAGTTTCTTTGTTATTACCCAAACAAATATGCCAGCGGTACTCAGCGAAAATGGATTCTTTACAAATTACCACGATGCTTTAATGATGTTTGACCCAGTTTTTCAAAACACGTTGGCTTTGTCTCATGCACGGGCGGTCGTGGATTATGCAAAGACGCAAGGGGTAATTTTTTAAATAAAAAAGGGCTGGTTCAACTGCCAGCCCTGATATACACATCAACAATTAACAAATTAGTAATCAATCAATTATAAGTTTTATAAGCCTTGCGGCTGATTCTTTTAAAGTATCTGTTTCCTTTGAATGATAAAGTTGATAACAAATGCTTATCATTCTTTCTTTATTCATTGACTGATAAGCAGGCATAGTCTCAGGAATCAAAGGATTAAGGTAAAAATTAATTACCGATTGTTTGCTATTTACCGTGTCGGCAAAGCGGACGGGCTTTGGGCGCGCGTTAAAACATCTTTGCGCTTCCTTCCATTGTTCAAGGGTTAAGCCGTCTGTTAATTCGTTATTTTTCATTTGTCTTTGGTTTATTTATACACAGTGTTACAAGTTATTTCTGAAATTATTGGATGCCTGCTTCTGTTGTATCCAACAGTATAGCGACTAAAGCAACTGTCGCAAGCAAAATACTTTGCCATACATTTCCCGCCGTTTTCGGTGTGCGAATAATGAGAATCAGAATCTACTTTGCCATCGCAAACAGGGCATTTATCCTCCAGGTGCTTTTTCCAAATAAATTCATGAGTATATTCTCTTTCTTTAGGCATTATTTTTTCCCTTGACAAATCTCCGCAATCTTCGCACCATTCCCCAAAATCCATGTCGTTTGATTCAGAGCTGCAATTTTTACATATATAAATCATCTTTTGATATAATTTTTTGCCATAAGCGCAAGGAAAAAAGCGTCGATTTCGTCTTGACTTATTTTGACTGGTTTAAAATCTGGTTCAAATTTCAGTCGCTCACTTGCGACCACACGCATAAACACGTCTTTAT